AAGCCGAGTCATTGATCAAATGGCTAAGGACACTGACAGAGGTCGGGACCAAGGACAAGGACGAATTGGTCAGCAACACCAAGAACGTCTATGGCCGTATCAATGATATCTTCGATGGGCAGTACAAGGATGAGAACAAGAGGTTCCTAGGCAAACTCCTGTACGATATCGCTGATAGGAATGACATGGTTATCTCTGAGGCCAAGGATGGGGATACGCCCAAACCCAATACGATAAAGTTCGACAGTGGGGAGGTAGACAACATCAAACTACTAGCAGATGAGTTCGATGCACTTGGTGGTGCTAGTGGTTCTAGATACCCAATACCAGCACTATTAAATGAATTAGTGAGCCAAGAGCAGCAGTACAACAAGAAGAAGTACGAGAGGAACCAAAGGAACATAATCACTGATCGTAAGTATGGCCTCGTTCCACTGTTGAGGAAACTGCAAAACAAGGTCATTAGGAAGAGTGAGATCGAGACGGCATTATTGAATGCCCATGACATGATAAGGAAGGAGATGAACAAGAGCGTGTATCACTCCTATGGTGACATAGACAACTTCTCACATGTCGAGAGTGTCAACAGGATAATACATGACACGTACAAGGTCGATCTAACCGCATCTGAGATAAAGAAGATCGATGAAGAATTCGGTGCTTTAGGGGAGATAGCAAAAGACAATGGTGTTTCTGAGGACATAGTTTACATCATAAAGTCCAACTTCAGGTGATGATATGCAAGTAAGGGGTCCGTTATCCGAGGAAGAGACAAAGAGGATTTTCGCAAAGCATGGTATAGACTACGCCACTCGATCAGAGAGGTACAAGAAACTACGGGGAACCCCATTCGAGTCTGCACCTGCTCGATATTACATAGCATATGCACCTGACCTAGATGGTAAGCCAGTTGCCGTACAGGGCATAGCACCCTACAAGGACATATACCTCCTTAGTGGATTGAAGAGTTATGCCAGTGTATCAGGTCTGCCTGAAGAACAAACAATGGGTGCTGGCAGGTTTATCTCCAAGAAGGTAATAGACTTGCATAGCAATAGGCCAATAGTGGGAGTTGCTACGACAAAGGGGCTTCCTGTTTTCAGAAGACAGGGGTTCAAGGAGATAGTATTTGAGGATGGGAAGGTCGTGGGACAAGAGGACATACCCGATGAGATACTAGAGATATTCGAGAGGGATGACATAAGAAGTAGTTCCGATTCGACATCAATAAGGAAACTATACTACAAGCCCACCGTCAGTTGGTTCTACCACATCAAGAAGGGAAAGAAGAAATCCACAGTGAACCAAGCCGGGAACTACACCAAGCCAAAAATGAGGAAGAGAATGTTTCAGAGAATAAAGGCAGGTAGCAAAGGTGGTCCTGCTGGTAAGTGGTCAGCGAGAAAGGCACAGTTGCTTGCTCAGAGATACAAGAAAGCAGGTGGTGGCTATCGTGACTGACTGGTTCTCCACCATCAAGGCGAAGAGAAAGACTCAGAGGGATTTATCCACTTGGACAGATGAGGATTGGGGAAGTGCTGAACAGCATCGTGCCAAGGAGAAGGGGAAGAAAGCACCTTCAAAGACAAAGGGAAGATACATGCCTAGAGCGACATACAAGAGAACCCCTAAAGCGACATTGAGATATCAAGATGCCAAGAAGAGGAAGGGAAGGAAGGCCGGAAAGCAACATGTCCCAACAGGAAGGAAGTTTAGTCAGAAGTGATACTATGGTAGAAGAGGGATGGGTTGATACTTTGAAGAAGGAAGTCATAGAGTACACTGTGGATAGAAATAGAGATAAGGAGATGAGGGTTGTTCTTGAGAAAGTGAGAACAGTATTGGAGGACGTTATTGAAAGAGTGGATACTGACAATTCACTGAAGAACTTCTCAGAACCTGAAATAAAATACTTGAAGAAAACATACAGAAGTGTAGTTGGAATAGTGGGTGAGAAGGAATGAGGTGGAAAACACAGTTGAAGAAATCGGTAGAAACAGCCACTCGATCTGCCGTCCTTTGGTCTAACAACGAGTACAACGTCTACAAGTACATGACCGTGTGGATCAAGGAGAACGCTAGGAGACTGATGAGCAATGTTGATGCTGATGGGCCACAAGTGATGGAGGTAAAAGAGCAGATGATGAACGACCTCGCACAGAAGTTGTCAGAGGTCATGGCTAACATGGATGGTTTCATGGAGGATTTAACCGAAAGAGAACCTATGGACAGTCTATCAGAAGTAGATTGGGATGAGGTGGCTGAAGTGTATGAGGACGAGGTTGATGAGGCGATTGATTTCTTTGGGTGATAAGATGAATTGGAAAGATACACTAAAAAAGAAACTTGTTGGTGGGCAGAAGAAATTAGACAAAGACAAGGATGGAGACATAGATGCAGATGACTTCAGACAACTCAGAGAAGAGAAAGAAAAGTTAGAAGAAGAGTTGGAGAAGGAGTAGCATGACTTGGTTCTCCCTTGTTCGCAAGGCTCCTAGGATACCGAGGAAGAAGGGACAACGTGCTAACTCCAAGAAACATTCCGACCTGTATACCGATGAGAACCCAAAGGGAACGATACACGGTTTGGGCTTCAAGGATGTCGAGACTGCTAAATCATCTATTACGAAAATAAGAAGAAGTGGCCGTAGCCACGCACATAAGACACAGGCTGCTATCGCTATGGAGCAGCGAGCGAGGGAGATGGGAAAGACAAAGGAAGCGGCTGTCTATAGGAGATTCATAGAGCAGCAGAAGAAAAAGACCAAGGAGAGGAAGAAATGAGTTGGTTCAACATACTGAAGAAAAACGGTGGTTGGACCGGTGAGTTGTCTGACAAGAAGAAAGGGCATTTGAAAGCCACTCCTAAATTAAAAGTAGATATTCCAAAATTCACCCATCCTGATAATGAGGAAGAGATTCCCGCTGTATTGGCTGCTATGAAGAACAAGAAACTTGAACCAGTCGAGATGAAGGAAACAGATGTCAATGCTCGGAACATGCTCTTTGATTTGGTCGATGACAAGGAAGAGGACTATGCGGATTTAATCAATGACTTGGAGATATACACCACGAAGGAGAAAGTGAGGTACAACAGAGCAAGGCCGTATCAGGTCAGTGACAAGATAGAGAAACCGAAAACGCATACTATCGATACACCTTCCTTCCCAAGTGGTCATTCGATAGAATCATTTGGAATCGCCGTTGCACTAGCACACAAGTTTCCTGATAAAAAGAAGGCATTGATGGATGTCGCTGAGAAGATATCAGATGCTAGAGTAGAGATGGGTGTGCATTATCCATCGGATAAAAAGGTAGGAAAGCAAATAGGTGAGATGATTGGTAGGGCATACATCAAGGAGGTGATGTCTTGACTTGGTTTGACATTGTGAAAAGAAAAAAACGTCACCCTGCTTTAGTTAGAGCAGGTGTCAGTGGATTCAGCAAACCAAAGAGAACACCTAAGCATCCGAAGAAATCTCATATCGTTGTAGTTAGAGATGGCGATAAAGTCAAGACGATACGATTCGGTGCGCAGGGTGCTGATACTGTCACAGAGAAAAACCCCAAGGGCAAGAGAAGAAAGAAGAGAGCATCATTCAAGGCTCGCCATGCCAAGAACATAAAGAGAGGACCGACTTCTGCTGCTTATTGGGCTGATAAAGTCAAGTGGTGAGATAATTGAGTTGGTTTGACATACTCAAATTAGGAGGGGAGGACTTCGGCACACCTCAGATGAATCAGGAGTTATACTATGGCGATGGGCTAACTAATGAAAGATTAGATTTCTTCCACAATTTGAAAAATGTCGCTACTACTAGACCACATTTTGAATACTCAGCAACACAGAAATATACAGATAAAATACAAGGAAACCTGAAAGAAATCACACAGAGACTACAAGGTGAAAGTATGGTGGGTAGTGCTGACTCACCCCCATACATGGCATTCACAGCCCCAGACTCAAAGTACCTCATATCGTTTAGAAGAATTACACCTGAAGAAAACTATACTGGTTCTAAAGAACCCTCAGAGTTCTTGGACGAGAAGGGCGACAAGCGACCTGCACGACCAATGGACTTAGGAAACACTAAGTCAGTGATAGTGTTTGATAGTGTCTACGATGGATATGATGTCGGTAGACTGAGGAAAGTATTCGGTTCACCACTTGAAAGATTAAAATCAATTTGGGGAGATAGTGACGAAGATAAACTCCGTGGGATGATGAGACAAAAAGAACAAGTAAATTATCAAGAATTAATCAATAAGAGAGCAAAACTAACTGCCAAAAAAAGAGAACTAGTAGCCGAGCAAGAAAAACTTCAGAAAAAGAATCGAAACAGAAAAATGCTTCCTGAACAAAGAAAGAAAAACGAAGCACGTATTCTTCAAATAGATAATGAGGTGGATAAGATAGATGCTCAGGTGAGAGAGATAGATAATCTTACACAGAGAAGTAAGGGCAGAACACGCGGTCCACGAAGAAGAAGAAGGAGATAGAGACATATTTCGAGGTTCGATATGAGTGCTATAGAAAATCTAGATTTCGTCACGAAAATGGACATGGAGTTGTCGAAGAATTCTTTTCCGTATTTTTTTCAGAATCTATTGGGAAAGATGTTCCCACCATACATGCAAGAATGGCTCGAACACATGGAGTCAACAGACAGAACGGTAATCGTCTGTAGTCGTGACCACGGCAAATCGGTCTTCATGCACAGTTGGGTTGTATGGAACCTAGTGTTCCAAGAGCCACCATATCAGATGCTGTACATCTCATCGAACCAAAAGCAGACATTGGTTCACATGAGGGAGATAGACCGATACTTCAATCATCCAGCGTTGAAACCATACAAGCCCTCTAGGGGTTGGGCCATCGGTAATATTCAACTCACAAATGGCAACGCGATTCTAGAGCGTTCCGTCGGTTCTCAGATTCGTGGTCTTCACCCGCAGGAGATTATCATTGACGACCCTTTGAAGGAATTCAGTATGTCAGGAATACAGAGAGTGACTGACTGGTTCTTCGGAGATATGATACCGACCCTACATCATACATCAAAACTTAGGATGATTGGCACACCATTCACATACACCGACATATTCTCTCAGTTGGAGGAAAATGAGGCATACACCGTCAACAAGTATCCTTGTCTGAATTCTCTGAATGAACCGCTTTGGCCTGAGCGTTGGAACTATGACGCACTGATGCAGAGAAAGGCAGAGATAGGTTCTTTGAAATTCACAAGAGAGTATCTATGTGTTCCAATATCTACAGGGACCGCATTGTTCAATCCTGAGTTCGTAGCGAAGTGCAAGAACAAGGACTACGTTTTGAAACTGGGTCATCGGAAAGAAAAGGGCTACAAGTATTATGTCGGGGTTGACCCTGCGATATCCACTGATGGAGATTACAACGTCATCGTTGTTCTAGAGGTGGATGAAGAGAAGAACAAGACCGTCGTGCATGTTGACCGGGCTAAGAACGTGGAGTTCAGGGAGAACCTGAATAAACTCAGAATGGTGGGGAAGATATTTGAGCCTGAGCAAATCCTGTATGAAACGAATACCTTTGCCAAGGCGTTCACACAGGAGTTGAGAAACATATCTGATTTGAACGTGAAGGACTTCGATACGACTCGTAAGAAGAAGCAGGAGATAATCTTGAATCTACAGATGAACATAGAGAACGGTAAGATGAGATTCCCGTATGGCGATAATAACAGTAGGCAATTAACCAATCTTCTCATCGAGGAATTATCCATGTTCTCAATAACCGATTCAGGTAGATTCGAGGGTGTTGGGGCGCATGATGATTTAGTCATGGGACTAGCCTTGGCAAATGCAGCAGCACAGGGTCAGGCAGAATCTTTCATATTGTTGGATGATTTGGATATCTTCGATACTGGTCCGAGGCCACGACAACAAAGTGGATTAGGAATGATGGGGATTAACTTCTAAGAGGTGAGAAAATGAGTCAAACAGCAGAAGAACTACGACGACTTGCCGACCTCAAGGAAGAAGAAGAGGAACTACAAGAACAACAAAAGGAGATAAGAGATAATCTTGACTTAGACAAATCTTGGTTGAGCGAGCAATCACTTGACAGTCATGAGAACATCGTCAAGAACTTCGCCAAGAAGAACTCAATCTCCCTAACTGATGCTCGTAGAAAACTCGATGTCGTTGTGAAACGATACGAGATTGAAGGCAAGGACATACCCGATATAGTCAAGCAGATGAGGATGTTCAGGAGAACCCTCAAGGGAGAGAAGAAGATAGAGATGACCAAGGCAATCGATAATCTGATTGACGGATACAGTGACCATTTGGAGAAGAGCATAGATGCGATTTACTGGATTAGCAAATACAAACCCGCTGTCAAGGACATGGTTCTCAAGGAATCCGACCTGATAAAAATAAGCAAGATAGACGACTATGAGACTAGGGCTGCACTGGTTGATGAAGTATGTAAGTATTGGGAGGCCAAACTATTCAGGAAGTCCACATCTCTCGGTCCTGAGTATGCACAGCATACGAAGCAGATGGCACTCTCCAAGAAGGAGTTCAAGAACATATACAAGAACTACAACACCAAGACCGTCAAGGATGTATTGGCCGATACGATAACCAAGATGGTATGCGAGTCACCCGGAATATCATCTAGGGAGATACACGACAGACTACCTGACAATCTGATGAGAAAATCCACAGCCCCCATGATTGCCAATATGACGAAGAAGATGAACATAACAAATGTCAATGGTCAAATGTTCAAGTTGTCTGACGATATCAAGAAGGACATCTACGCATACACTGCTGCATTCATCGACTCTGATGGATATATCACGATGGACAAGAACAACAACCCTAGGGTCGGATTAGTCGCTACTGGTGACAGGGGCAAGGCATTCATGTTGGAGATGCAGAAATCACTAGGCGGCAGGTTGCATCTAGATGAGAAGTCACCACAGGATACCCGTCTGATAAACAGATTGAACTTCTACTCGCAGAGAGATGTGTATGACCTGTTGACGAAATGCAGACCGCACTTTAAACTGAAGGCGGAGCAAGCAGACATACTGTTGGAGTTAATCAAGATAAAGAAGGGATACAAGAAGGAATCTTGGGCAAAGCCTAGGATTGCAGAGTTGTTCAAGTTGATGAAGTATGAGAATCACAAGGACAACAGAAAGTTCGATTGGGCTAGATATGATATTGACTTGGACAATATAGCCAAATACAAGGAAAACACTAAGATGAATCTCATGAGTGAGTTGGATACGGTCAAGAAGGGCAACTTGGATGATGCCATTGATGACTTAGAGGAAATCACGGAGGAATACGACTTGGATGAGGATGAGTGGTCAAGTCTAGATGATGCCAGTGATTTTCTCTTTGAGCATAAGGGACCGAACAAGGAAGAGGAAGAGTGATTTGAATGGTTGAGGAAAGAAGAAGATTCTCCATAACAAACCTGTTTAGGAGAACCACTCCCAAGCCCGGAGACAGGAAGGTGTACAATCCGGGGATACAGGAGAAAGACCTTTCTTACATGATTACTCCGCCTGTGATTTATCATGTTGCAAATCAATCAATTGTACTTAGAACATGTATCACACAATTGAAGAATGAAATATTCAGAAGGGGATATCATTGGGAAGAAAAATTCACAAGGAAGTGCAGGTCATGTGGAAAGGAGCATCAAAGACCGACAGATGAGTGCGTCGAATGTGGGTCTACTGATTTAATGAAGCCCGACCCGAAGCAACTGAAGTACATAGAGAAGTTTCTTGATGGCAGTGTCAACAAAGCACAGCAACTCTTCATTGAGGTTCTGAAGGAAATGGAAGACGACCTCAATATTATGGATGACGCATACCTCGTTATGGTCAAGGAATACTTCTTGGACAACAACGGTGTCATTCGTATGCATAGGATAAAGGAGATTTTCAGGGGCGACCCTGTGACCATGCACATATATGCCGATGAAATGGGAGAGAGAGGAAGTAAGGGATTCACCTGCATAAAGCACAGGGACTTCATCACAGAAGACCCCGGAGCAAGATGCGAGACATGTGGTGGAGGTGTCTCTCTCTATCCTGTGCATTATGTGAACAGGGTGAATGGCATGGAGCAATACTATCTAGAGAACGAGGTGTTGCATTTCAGTAAATACTCACCCGGAAGACTGTATGGGCTTTCTCCTGTCATCACCCTGTTCAATGCCATCACCACATTGATTGCTATGGATAACTATGTCAACTCATCATACACGAAAGCAAGGATGCCAAGAGGACTACTTGCTGTTCAGACAAGGAACATCGAATCGATGAAGTCTTTTTGGAGAGGGGTAAAGGAGCGAATGGAGAAAGACCCTCACTTCATACCCGTCATGGGCATAGAGGGAGAGGGCGGTCAAGGTTCTGTTGAGTGGATTAAGTTCATGGACTCACTAAAGGAAATGGACTACATCTCAGTCAAGGATGACTTGAGGGATAGGATATCCGCATTCTATGGTGTGAGTAAAATATTCATGGCAGACAACTCTTCCAGTGGTGGTCTGAATAACGAGGGTATGCAGATACTCGTCACAAATCGTGCTGTTGAGATGGCTCAGACGATATGGAACAACTACGTGTTCCCATACATAACAAAGGAGTTCGGGATAACAGATTGGGATTTGAAACTACCACCATCCGAGGAAGAGGATGAGATTGCCAAACTGAGAAAGAGAGAGATAGAAGTGAATGTGGCAGCATCGATAAAGAATCTAGGATTCGAGGTTGATATGGATGATGAGGGAAGATTCCTATTCTCCAAACCCGAACCAAAGCCTGAGCAACAAGGTCCGGCAGAGGAAGAAGACAAGGCAATAGAGACGGACCCATTCGCAGGTACAAATGTCGATGCATCGCAATTAGGACAATTACAGGAACAGGCTCTAACAGGGGGAAGTAAGCCACAGGAGAATCCACCTGCAACAAGGAACAAACCATCTATGGAAACCGGTCCTGATAAAAGATTCACAGGATTGCCAGCAGAAGCAGGAAATCAAAACGTTGATTCACGAACAGAAAGGCGGGTAGGCTGATGGGAATCGTTGCGGCTATGGTGAAAGACTTAGAACATATAGAAATAGTAAAGCAATGGAAGGAAGAATTAGAAGCATTACATGCAGAACAAGACATGGGGAATAAGAAATGAATTGGAAAGGACAATTGAATAAACAAGAAGAAACTAAGCCCCAGTTTGTAGACCCTGAAAATCAAGAGGATGAGGAAATGGAAAGGGTAGAGAAGTTCCTTGGTAGATTCAAAAAACCACAACCAATGCCTTTTGAAGAATGGATGCAGGTACTTGGGCGAAATAGTGGTTCTCTAGATGACTTGGTTTACTTCATAATTACCCTAGATACTACAGAGGGTACTCCACTGGATTTGTTATGGGAACAAAAAAGACAGGGTAAGCAAAGCCTACAACTACAGGTTAAAGTATTGAAGGACTACGGTAATGATGCAGATGCTATTGTAGATAAGATGGTGGATATAATGAAACAAGACATCGCATACTACGATGTAGAAACAGCAGTGAGAAGCGCGAAACTTGCATTTAGTTCTACGCTCAATATTAGAAGAACGGCAGAACCGCTTCTAAGACAGGAGGCACAAAAAGCAGAAGCGAGTCCTGAAGTGAGACAAATCAGAGAGCAAAGAGCGGCGGAAAAACAACAACGACAGCAGAGGGAACAGCAACGACAACAGCAACAACAGCAACAACAGCCACCTCAAGCACAGCAACAACCCCAAGGAGGACAATAGGATGACAGAGAAAGGAGTAAAAGAACTACAAAGAGAATTGAAAGCAGCAGAGATGCGACAGAGGGCAGAGCATAGAGAAGCAGTCACAAAGAATCGTGACTATTCCATGTACGCTGGACCTGAGCCGGGACAGGAGAGAAACACTCCCCCTGCTACAAGGGACATACCCGACGTAATTACATTACCAAAGAGAAAGCCGTTGAAGAAAGAAAACATCCCTTGGTGATAATATGGATTGGGCCTCTGTCTTGAAAGTGGACAAGCCCAAGAATGTTCTAGAAAGAGATGAAGTGACATCTTTTTCTCCTACAAAGGAGAAACGAATTAGAAGCATTACACGTGTAAGCCCATTCACAACAGACCAAGCACGACAAATGGAACCTACTCCTGAGATGGCAACAGGAAGAAAGGAGAAGGAAAAAGAGCCTAAGTTGATGCAGTATTCCATACTCATAGGTAAGATACTAGATGAGTATTCAGACAAGAAGGAACTGACCAAGAAGATATACAGAGACATCGTGAAAAGTCGTGACATATACTCAAACATACCACGCGATAAGGGAGAACTGATACAAGATTTCGATATGTTCTCAGTAAAGACCTTGGATAACTTTGACGTATATCCATCACTGCAAAAGAGACTAGGTGCTAAGAAGGAACTCAATGATGCTGAGAGAATATCATTGCAACTGATATCCAAACTGTCGAAGAGGTATGCTGGTGGCCTTGATGGATATGAACTGCTTAGAGAGATGCACAGCAAGATACCTGAACTGAGCCGTAAGAAAGTCGATGATAGAATGAAGCAGGACATACTAACCACGATGAAACCTGTGAAACTGACAATAGACGAACTAACCTCGAACCTAGAGAAACTTAGTAATTTCAAATACCTAGACAATGATGAGGGAGCAGCGAGTCTCATAGCACTCAAGAAGGAAGTGGAGGATGAGACAGATGCATTAGAAGACAGTGATGAGTTTGTTGAGATGGAAGAGAACAAGAGGAAGTTGAAGAAAGAGAGAGATTCTCTAGAGAGACTATCCAAAAAACACATTCAATATCGTGATATGAACCCTGAACAATTAGATAGATTGAGACAACTCGGACAATATGATGTTCCCTCAGATGAGGAAATGCAAGAAAACAAGAAAGACTTGGAAAAAAGCAGGAAGAAAATTAATCTCTTGAGAGATAGAATATCTGAATTAGAACCTGAGATTAGAGCAAAAACTGCTCAATTGAAAGAGAACAAGAAAAAACTATTGGGATTCGAGCAGCAGATATCAGGTGTCATTGAGGGAATTGTCGATAAATTAGATGAGTTGGAGGCAGACAATAGACTATCTCCAAACAATAAATTCGTAAAGATATTGAAGCCATATGTCGCCATTGCTGAAGAACTAGATTTATATGTTGATAAGGATGCAACTGATTTCGTGGATATGGCTGAGTTGTCCTTGGGTACTGGTATTGACATAGACGCAATGTTGAGAGAGGTGAAGTCAAATGAGTGATTGGAGGGAAATGATACGAAAAGACAACTCACCTCTCTTGGAGAAACTAGACCCCAAGATGAGAAAGAAGGTCAAGAAGACCCTTCAGGCAACGCAGCCTACTGAGTTCTTCGGACAAGACTTCACAAGACTAGGGGAACTATTGGAAACAATGAAGTCAGTGGGTATAGAAAAAAGAGATAACAAAAAACTAGAGGCTATGGAGGAAAAGAACCTTGAGATAGTAGCGAGTGCTGCTGAATTAAGAAAAGACTACGAAACCCTCTATAACCAAGTAAGGAGCATGATTTACCCAAAGAAGAAAGGTGACTTGAAATGACAGAAAAGAATGAAATGATGCTACTCCTGAAGGAGTTAGTCGATAAAGTGAAGCAATTAGAGAAAGCCGTATACGACAAAGATAACCTGTTGATGAAATCAGGTTATGTCGTAGTTGATACCCCATCACCAAATATGGCTTCTAATGGTGTCCCCGTTGGAGATACCATATCTAAGATGTCTTGGGAAGACATACACAAAATGGTGGAGAATGTAAGGTGATAATATGATACCGGAAAAAGTGACGATTGAGGAAAAGGCAAGAGAAATGGTAGCGAAGGCAAAAGAGACACTAGACCACTATCAGCATTTAGGTCAAGGAGAGGATGTCACAGGTGATGAGGTCGATGTAAAAAGACCCACAAAGAATCCCAAAGAAGAGAAAGTAGAGAATCCTGATGCTGGCGAAGTAGTAGAAGGGTAAGACATGACCACTTCAGGAGTTGCGTTTGAGAAAGACGCAGCGTTTACGAAGCGAGTTCTAGATGTCTTTGAGAAGATACGCTTCTCCTATCTTTCAGCATTGCAAGACCCGAAGGAATACAGGAACGAGTGGAAGAAAGCAGTAAAGAGCGTAAGGAAGACCTTCGATGATTTGAATGACTTTACCCGCGAGATGAAAAAGTTCGTTGATGACAAGTACCTGTTTGACAAAGAGGTGGAGAACCCCACCTCTATTCAAGCAAAGAAACTCTATGACGATATTAAGAGAATGAGATTCTCATCGAGAAAGATAAGTGACCCATTCAGCGAACAACTTGGAGATAATGTTCTCGATGAGTTGTTGGAGAATGAGAGCATGATGATTGCATTCCTCCACTATGCGATAAGAAGCGAAACACTACCGATAAAGGAAAAAGCATGGAAGAGCCAAGGACTGAAGCCGGATAAGATAACATCGGGATACAGGGGATTGGACCTACAAGTGGATGACATCGCCCTGTACATAATGGAGCATTATGGTGAGGGTAAAGACACTGAGAGAGTAGAGGATAAAGTAGAGGCAGCCATGAAGAAACTAGAGAAACTCTATTTCGAGGACCATACAGAAGAAGAGTGGAAGAACCTAGTTGCCCTAGACAACAAACTGAAGAAGTCAGAGGAAGAGAAATCAGAGGTTGATTTTTACATTCCGAACAAACCGATGTACAGAATATTCGAGATAGACGATATGAAGTACATCAAGGGTCTTTCCGGTGAGTTCGTAGTGCAAGAGAAGTATGATGGAATGAGAATTCAGATACACAAGAAAGGTAGTGATATCAAAATATTCTCATTCAACAAAAAAGACATCACTGACAAATGCAAGAAGCAAGTCGATGAGATGAAGAAAAGACATTTCGGTGATTGTATATTAGATGCTGAATTAGTTGGATTCAAGGGAAAAGAGGATGTGCATCGTGCTGATGTCGTATCTCACATATTCAAGAAGGAAGTACCTGAGTTAGAACTCAGAGCGCATGTGTTCGATATAATGTATCATGAGGATAAGGTTGTAGCAGAAGAGCCTCTCAGAGAAAGAATAAACATCTTGTTCTACCAATATTCACAACACTCATCCGAGAATCTAGCGTTCCCCTCCAAGAAAGATACAAGGATAGCGGATTCCATTGAAGAGGTGAATAAATACGCGAAGGACATAATGGAACTTCCAGCATCCGAGGGAGTAGTAATCAAAGATATAGAATCAACCTACTATGTTGGAATACAGAAGAATCCCAAGTGGATTAAGTGGAAGAAGTTCGTTGACTTGGATGTAGTTGTACTAGATAAGAAAAAGACGAACAGTAATTTGTTCTCATACTCACTAGGAATAGGACCAGTCACCGCAGAACAAGCGAGGGAAAACAAAACTGTTGACATGGATGATGTCGCATATGTTCCCGTAGGCAGGGCATTGAATACGAAAGAGTCTGTTGATGTGGGTTCAATCGTGAGGGTAAAAGTAGACGAAGTTAGAAGAAACGGAAAGGGATACTCGCTTTATTCTGCCAAGGTGATAGAGATACCTGAAGTAAAGGAATCAGATAAACTACAGACATTAGAGATACTGGCCGATGAGAGCAAGAAGTCTCTCATAGAGGAATCAAAGAACTATTCCGTAAGAATGGAGGGACTGAAGAAAGCCGTAGTCACCGATGGAATACATGGTGATGCGGAGATAATACTCAAGTCAGATTTAGATGGATTTCAGGTATATGCTATCGAGGGGGATGACTTGATGGCTAAGAATGCACTATATGACATAGACATATGGAAAGAAGAATTGACTGAAGTAATCAAGACCATACGCTCAGAACTTAGGATGGGGATATATCAATTCCTAAAAGAAAAGGGAACACCAACAACATACAAGGATATCCTAGAATTTGTAAAAGAAAAACACGCAGATAAATTTGAGGGATATGCCTTTGATGGCGACCAACAGAAACTCAAGAAGTGGATGATGAATCAAGAGCAATTCGTATATGATAAGACAAAGGACACATTCGAGGAAAATGAAGAGGTCATCGCAAAGGATGCTACTCAGAAGATTGGAAAGTTTGTTGTCAACAAGAGGAAAGACGACAATCTAGACTTAGTTCTGATGTATGATGACATGACTTTTGGTTGGACTATTGACATAGATAATGATGAAGATATATTCAACTTGTTCGGTAAATCCAATAAATACCCCGCAGAGATATCCACGAATCTACAGAACGGATACAAACTAGATGAGGGAGATGTGGAGTTTGGAGTACAACGACACGGATATCATGAGTATAGATTAGATGGTGACAAGTTCAAAACAAGACTACATGCTAGGGTCGTACCAATAGACGGTGAGGATTCTTGGGTCGTATTCACAGGAATAAAACAAGAGATGCTTGATTCATCAGAGGATGATGGTTTGATTGACATAACTAAAGATAGGAATAAAAAGTTAACACTATCTAATGTTAACTGACGATTCTATTAAATACCATAAATGTGAATAAGCGCAATCGTGCTAGAGCAGCCAGTTAGAATTGTTAGGCAAGTCGAGACAGACTTCTCTATTCTAAAGTCCGATAATCTAGTGATAGGTGGCTATGCTTCTATAGAGGTAGTTGACAAGCAAAATGACCTAATAACACTAAAGGCTCTAAATGAGGCTGTAGAGAAATTCATGGAAGACAAGAAGTTCAGGAACGTCATGTCAAATCATTCCAATGTACAGGTAGGAGAGGTAATAGAGTCCTACAGAGATACCAACGGAACTGTTCACAAGACCCACGTTGATGACGTTGGGTTCTATGTTGTCATCAAACTAAGAGATGACATAGAAAAGGCCAAGGAAATATCAAGGGGAATCCGAAAGGGAACCCTACGTTCCTTCAGCATCGGTGGTCAAGCACTATCGAAGCAGAA